CCTCCTATAGATCAAATCGGTATTGCTCCGGCGTCTCTGCCCGGACGGACAGCACCCGGACTTCGCCCAGCGGCTCCAGCAGGATGGCGACGTCCTCCTTGACGCCTTGGACGTCCTCTGCCGGCGCGTCTACTTTCACTACGATGGTCAGCATCCTTTCTCCCTCTCTTCCCTCAGAGCATTCTTCGCAGCCTCCGACCATTCGAAGTCCGCGCACCCCTTGTAGCCTGGCAGCCAGTGCCAGCCGCCCGGGCGGAGGCAGCCCTGGTCCTTTTGCCCGTACCACCGGCAGTTCGGGCAATCCTTCCGGTGCAGGGCGAGGTCGATGATGACGCCCATGCTCCTACAGCTTCCACACCGGCATGACTACCTCGTCTGCCAGCTCGCCGATGCTGTAGTCCTTCCGCCCCTCCGCCTCCAGCCGCGCCAGGAATCGGTCATACTCCACCGCCACCTTCAGCAGCTTGCAGATGCCCACCTGTTCCGCAGTCACCTCCGGCAGCTCCGGGCCCATCAGGAACCCAATGGCGTGCAGCAATACCCATTCCGCATGGATGGGATCCCGCCCCAGCAGCGTCTGGAACTCTGACCAGGTCTCCCGGGCAAACTTCTTCCGGTTCAGACGGGGCTTGTCCGGGGGCAGGACGCCCTGCGCCTGAAGCTCCTTTTTTGTCCTGGCCCGCAGGTCCTTCTCCCGCTGGGTCATGCGTTTGCGCTTCACGGTCATACCGGCTTCATCCCTCCTCGAACTCCGGGCACGCCAGCACCCGGTAGCTCTCCAGATCTCCGTTCACCCTCCGCCGGCTGTCCTTCTGGATCTGCACGTCCCGCCGCTCCGCCGTCCAGCCGGGCACCGGCGCGTGCTCCTTCCGGCTCCAGCTGCATCCGGCCCCCGTCTCCGGGTTCGGCACCGCGTTCCGGCAGTGCCAGCACAGCGTTCCCCCGACTTGCCGGAGCGGCGGCGGGGGCCCGGGGTTCTTTCTTCCTCCCATTCTCACTGGCCCTCCCCGTGCGGCTGCGGCTTCCGCTGGGCCTCCTCCAGCACGTGGGTCCTGGGGATATAGGTCCGGGTTTCCGTCTTCCGCTCCAGCTTCCGCAGCTCCCCCAGCAGGCGCTCCAGCCCTTTGACCGTGGCGCGGTTCTGTTCCGCCCAGGCCGCCACCGGTCCCGTCTGCTCCGCCGTATCCTTGGCTTCGCGGCGTGTGCGCCGCACCTCCCGCAGCTTCAGCGCCAGACGGGAGCGCTCCTTTGCATGGTGCTCCCCCAGCTCCAGCGCGTGCAGCAGATCCTGGGTGGCGGCGTCCGCCTCCGCCCGGCTGGCCTCCGCCATGCGGTGCCGCTCCTCTGCGTCCCGCAGATACGCCAAGAAGTCCTCCAGGCCCCTGCTCACAGGCTCATGCTTCATGGGCTGCCTCCCGGCGGGCCATGGCCTTCAGCGCCTCCGCCAGCTTCTGGCACTGCGCCGCCGTCAGCCACTCCTGCCGCTCCACCCCGAACATCCGCCGGGCAAGGCCGTTTACCACCTTCTCCGGCTCCGCACGGCCCATCTCCCGGCACAGCGCGTACAGCTTCCGCCGCAGCGCCGCCGTCTCCGGGTTGCCGCCGGCGTCCGTCCGCTTCCGGCGCGGGGCCTGTTGCCCCCCGTCCTTCATCCGGCCCATGCTCACCACCAGCCGCCGCAGCTCCGGGTCCGTCAGCTCCGTCAGGCTCGCCCGCCCTGTCTCCCGGTATATGTATTCGTGCAGGCTCTCCCGGTCCATGCCAAGCCCCTTGGCCAGTCCGTACACGGCCCCATAGCGGTTCTTCTGTGCCGCCGCCATCCGGTCCACCCCTTTCCTAATCCGTGACGCCCGCCTTGATCTGCTCCAGCCGGGCGATATTTACCTCATACCCGAACACGTCCCCCTGCTTCCAGGTCGCGCCCACCGCGTTTACCGTGTCCTCCCCGTATTTCTTCAGGGCCTCCTTGCTTACCTTTTCTTCCACCACGATGCAGTCCGTCATCTGCCGGGACTTGAGCCGGCGGATGATCTCCTCCAGCTTCTCCTTCGCGCGGGGCAGGGACACGCTGGTGGACAGCCGGAATCCCACCTCCCCGAAGGTCAGCGTCATACTCTTCGTTTTGCCCATATCCTCCCGGTGCTCCGTCACGAAGCCCTTGATCTCCCGCTCCAGACGGGCCACCTCGTCCTTATACGGCTTGCTTTCCTGCTCGGCCACCTTCTGCGCGCCCAGCACCTGCTTCTGCATTTCGCTCTCGATGTCTCCGATGGCGATCTGCGCCTCCGCGATCTGCCGCAGCGCCTCGTTCACGTCCTCCCAGCTCTTCAGCGCCGGGGCCTCGATCACCCGTTTTCTTCCCATGATACCGTACTCCTTTCTGTTCTCTGTGCGTCCTCAGCCGGGCCGGGCAGTCCCGGGGGAGGGGGCCGGGCCCTTCCTCCCATTCCGCCCCTCCGGCCGGCTCGCTGTCATACAGGATGTAGCTCCGTGTGAACACCATGTACAGCCCGAGGGGGGCCAGCAGCACCGCCGCCGTCCCGTCCCGGTCCTCCGGGCGCTCGCCGGTACCGGCCAGTATGCACACCAGCGCCGCGATCCCCACCAGCGCCAGCCCCATCAGCCGCTGTTTTCTCATTTTCGTTGTCCCTCCTCGCACGTAAGGCAGACATACCAGGTTTGCGTCAGGCTGACGCGCCCGCGCAGCTTCTTGGTATACTTGATCGACTGCTCCCCGGCAGGGATGGTCTTCCCGCAATTCCGGCAGATCTGCGCCCGGGAGGAGCGGATAAATCCGATTTCGATCTGCATCCCTGCTACCTCACAGCATCATCATGGCCGACGCCTGCTCGATCACCTTTACCGTCACACGCGCCTCCCCGCTGTCCGCCAGGATGCGCTTCACGTTGGACAGCGTCCGGTCCAGCAGCCGGAAGCACCCCGTCTGCATGTTGCACGCCCGGCTCTTCAGCTCCACCAGCGCCTCCGGCGTCACATCGAATCCCTTCAGATACCCTTCCACCTCCAACGGCGACAGGCCCCGAAGCAAGGCGTAGAAGTCCACCCGGTTCGCCATACGCTCCAGGTACGTCTTGATCTGCACCTCCAGCTTCGGCTCGCCCGCGATCACCAGCCCCACGTCGCTCTGGTCGAAGACGGCACGCAGGATCTCCATCTTCTTTTGGGTGTACTTGCTCACCAGCTTGTCCGCCTCGTCGATGATCAGCAGATAGCCCCGGTTCGTGTTGAAGAAGTCCCGGATGCCGTTCACCCGCTTCCAGATCGTCCCGTACCCGTTGGGCAGGCCCAGGCTCCTCTCGATGGCTTCCACCAGGTCCCGGCTGCTCATCGTGTCGTCGCACTCGATGTACGCCACCCGCGCCAGCTTCGCGTACTCCTTCAGCGTGTGGGTCTTCCCGTACCCGGACCGCCCCACCACGATCCCAAGCCCGATGTACTCCTGGCAGCTCTGGCATACCCCCAGCACCGCCTTTGCATCCCGGCTTTCATAAAACCGCGGCGGCTCGCCGCCCCGCTGCGCCCCTCCCCGGGCGGGCACTTCCACCGCCTCGCCCGTGTGGGCCTCCAGGAACTCCGCCAGCTTCTCCTCCAGGGAGGCCGCGCAGGAGTCGTACTTCCCGGACAGATACCGGGATACCGACGTCCGGCTGTACCCGACCTCCTTCGCCACCGCGTGGATGCTGCTGTGCTGGGTGAGGATGTACGCGTTGACCCGCTCCGCCAGGCTCTGCTCCCCGGCTATGCCGCTGGTCCGCTCCACTGCTGTTCCTTCCATGCTGTTCGTCCTCCTATCCGTTCATGGCCCTCAGCTTCGTGAGGGCGCTCTCCGCCTTCGCCGCCAGGAACTCGTCCCCGGCTTCGGCCTTCTTCTTCCGGCTTGCCGCCAGCTCGCCTCGGAACTCCTTGTCCATCGGCAGGCTCACCACCTTCTGGGGCCGCGCGGCCTGGATGGTCAGATCCAGCCTGCCCACCACGGCGGCCTCCGCATCCATGCGCAGCTCCGGCGGCATGCGCCGCTCCTCCAGGAATTCCCGGACCAGCGCCTTGTTCCGGTTCTTCCGCCGGTGCAGGGCCTCCAGCGCTTCCTCCGACACCCGGTCCCCGAATTCCAGCAGCTCCGCCGCGTATGCCTCGCAGATCTTGGCCCCGCTCTTGACGTCGTACACATACATCCGGCTCACGTCCCCGGCGTCCCAGCGGATGTTTACCCACTTGCCCACATAGAACCCCAGCTCCGGGGCCGTATACAGGGTATGGAACCGGGTGAAGCCCTGGCTGTTCACCTTGGCCCGCCCCGGCTTCATCAGCAGCATCGCCGCGTACTCCCGCATGGGCGTCGCCTTCTCATAGTGCGGCGCGTGCTCCCACAGCGCGGCGGGCGTCGTCCACCGCTCGCCCGCCTCCTTCAGGCCCCGGTGCTCGTGGGTGTCGTACCACCCGCTCAGGAACTGTGTCAGCGTCTCGTAGAACTCCTCCATCGTCAGCAGCTCCCCGCGCTCCAGCATCCGCTGCACGTCCTTCTCCACCTTGTCCTCCGTGCGGGAGCCCGTCAGGGTGCCCGTGTAGGACGCGAACTTCCGCGAGTGCCGCAGGCAGAACGTTTTGAAGGCCCGTTCGATGGGCTTGTCCCAGGGGTGGAAGGGGAGCGACCGCGACCAGTCCCGGGCCCCCATCGCCAGGTAGAAGCCCTTCAGCTCCGCGTCCATGGCCCGCTGCTCCATGGCCCGGATATTCCGGTCCTGGCCCAGCGTCTCCCGGTTGGCGAAATCCTTGCCGTTGTCCATGTGTACGTGCTTCGGGACCGTCCCCGCCTCGTAGCACATCTTGATGAACGACTCCTTGACCACCCGGGTGTTGGAGTGCTCGCACAGCACCGGGCCCAGGATGCGCCGCGTCCGCATATCCTCCCAGGCCACCAGCACCGGGCGGATCGCCTTCTTCTTCCCGTTGGGGGCCGTGTATTCCACCCACACGTCGAAGGTGTGACCGTCCGCCACCACGTACTCCATCACCTCCAGCGTGGAGGCGTCCCGCTTGCCCTTCACCTGCATCCGGTTCTCCCACGCCCGGTCCCCCCGGGCCGACAGGTACAGCGCGCTCTTCGCCGGCGGCAGCTCCATCAGGTACTTCACATACCGCCCCACCGTCTTCACGCTGGGATACTCCGTCCACCCACGCGCCGCCGCCTGTGCCTCAAACGCCGCGTACAGCAGCGTCACCGTGGGCTTGTTCTGCGAGAACCTCCGGTCAAACCAGATGTTCTCGATGATCGCCTGCTGCTCCGCCGTCAGCGTCGGGAACGTGTCCTTCTCCCGCGGCTTCCGGCACAGCGCCAGCGCACGGAAGTAGTCCCGGCTCTGCCCGTCCTCCCGCTCCAGCTTCAGCGCCCAGGCGTTCGCCTCCAGCACCGTCTTCATGTACCGGTACAGCGTCGGCGGACTCACGCCCAGCCCCAGCGCGTACCGCTCCGCGTAACCCGTCCGGTCCGGGCCGGCGTAGTCGATGAAGTCCTGCACCCGCGCCGCCAGCTCCACCGCCTCGTAGTACGCCGCCTTGTGCCCCGCGATGTAGCGGTTCAGGTCCGCGTCCACGTACCACGGCCTGCCCTCCGTCCGCTGCGCCACGATCGCCTCGCCTCCTTCCACCTTCTGCGCCGCCCGCCAGGCCCGCCGCCCCTTCGCGCTCAGGGACGAGACAGAGATCAGCACCTCGTCCCGACCACCGTCCTCTCGGGCCTTAGCCTTTGTCTTGTACTGTTTGGAGTTGCGCTGAACCCTCTTTTTCATGGTATCGTAGTCAACACCCTCACACGCTGCTGCTTCTTTGAGCGGAATAAATACCTCCGGCACCTCTGTCCCTCCCCTCCGCCGTCAGGCTGCGATGGCCTTCTCCACCTTGCGTGGGTCCAGCTCCAGGGCCGCGATGATCGCCGGGATATACTTCGTGCCGGACCGTGTGCCCGTCAGGATGTAGCTCAGGTACTGCGGGCTCACGCCCACTGTCCCCGCCAACTGCGCCCGCGTCATCTCCCGGTCCACCAGTGCCTTCAGCACCAGCTTCCCAAATGGTGTCACTGGCTTGTTTGGCCGCCGCCGTCCATTTGTCCCCCTCATCTCGGCCCCTCCTTTCTTCTATGCTCTCTTTCTGCTCAGCCTTCCCGATGCTCCCACCAGATAGCGAACGCCAGCGCTTCCGCCGCCAGGATGCCCATCAGCGCCAGGTAGGGGACTCCGGTCAGCCTTGCGAGCCAGATCAGGCTCACACAAGCCAGTATCCCGAGGCCGATCGCCCCCATGGCCGCTCCCAAAAGGACGCATGCCCGCCACAGGACTCGTCCCACTTTAGCCAGGCGGCCCGGCTTCTTCTGCGCGGGCGGGGGAGTCAGCGCCTGGATGATCACGTCGATGATCGCTTGCTTCCGCGCCGCCTTCCCGTACTCCTCCTCGAACCCCGCCAGCGCCGTCCCCGGCTCATCTGTTTTGCCGTAGGCATTCAGCTCCGCAAACGCCTTCAGCTTCTGTCCCGCCAGCCAGCCCATAGCCTGGATGTATTCCTGATCTGTCATGTTTCCGCTCCTTTCCAATTCCCGCACCCTGCGGTATAATGGCCTCGGGCTTCCTGCCCGGATGGGGGGTGATGATGATGAGCGCTTTGATTCCTGGTTTATTGGTCGCTGTTGTTACCTTGACTGGCACATTCTTGATCAACATGCTTCAAACCTGGCTTTCAAACAGAAGGGCTGCGCGGAGAGAGGCATATGACAACTTCTATATTCCATTCATTGCACTCCTCTACAGTGCCGATGTGTGGAATTTGAATTTTTCCGAATTGCCCGAAAGAAAGCAGGTTGAATTTTATAAGCTGATCATAGAGAACATCCGCTACATGGATGACTCTATCCTCGAATGGGTTGATGTGTTCTACGGCCATCTAAGCGATTTCCTGTTTGGGAAACGAGCGGATACCCTCGATGCTGGCTTGCTCCGCCATTTGGATGAGGTGTTCGCCTGTGTTGTTGAATCTGTTTTGAAACGGGCCAATGGCCTGGCTAAGAAGATTCATCAGCCGCAGCTCGGCGGTCATGCTCTGAAGCTATACCAGGAAACCGGACCACACATCGGTGAGTACAGCAACTTACTAAGTGATCACGCCTGTGGAAACGCAGTGGATAACAACCACGATGCAGATGATCATGAAAATTGAAGTCAGGATCGCTGCCACCCCGAGCTTTGCATCATCCCAATGCCGGATGGGCCATTCGCTCCAGATTTCGTGCAGCCCGATTCCTGCAGAGTAGACTGCGAGACAGATCCAGTACCCAAGGACAGTTCCAAGCCAAATCATGGTCCACCTCCTATTCCCCGGAATCCTGCAGATACTCTGGAGCCGTCTGTCCAACAGGCGGCTCCTTCTTTGCTGCCCGGTACTTCTGCACCGCGTAGTTATCCCGGTACATCCGCCGCAGCTCCTGGAACTCCTTCCGCAGCGCCCCCCGCAGCACCAGCGCCGGGTACCCGTCCGCCGTGTCCAGGGCCTCGTCCAGCTCCCGCGCCATCTGGAAGATGTTCCGGTACACCGCGCAGTCGTTTTCCGGGCACTCCGCCTCCAGCGCCAGCCCCAGGGCGTACACGCTCCGCGCCGGGGCTCCGCCCCCGTCCAGGTGGGCAAAGGTCTCCCGTGCCTCCGGCTCGGCACATCGCCGGAACACGTCCGGCAGAGTGTAGCACTCATCCTCCGGCAGCATGCCCAGATCGGTGAGCGCCACCTTGTACCCCTGCAGCGCGTGGGTCGCCGTCACCTCGTCCACCTCCGGGTGGTGCCGGCTTTCGATCAGGCCCCGCAGCGTCCGCTCCCACCCGGCGATCAGCATCTGCGCGTCCACTTCCTCCACCGACACGTCCTCCGCCGTCTCCGTGATCACCGTCACCTTCCGCTCCGGCTCCTCCACGTCCAGCTCGCTCTCCAGCCCCCGGGCCTGCTCGATGGCCGCCTCCAGGCTGTCCGCGTCCTCGTACTCGAACACGTCCCGGTCGATCTCCAGGTGCCCCGTGTACAGCGACCCGTCGATCACCCCGTAAGTGCCCAGCGTCTCATACTCCCGCTTCTCGCGCTCGTTGAACCGCACGATCAGGTACCCGTTGATCTTCTTCAGTTTTCTCATTTTTGCTGTCCCTTCCTTTCGTCGCGCCCTGCCATCGTCAGGCCGGGTAGGGCGGCTCCCGGCGACGCCCCGAAGGGCGTTTCGGCTTATTCGCCTTTGGGTTCCAGTGCGTCCAGAGCGGCGGCCCGGGTCTCCATCTCCTTGGCCCGCTTCTCCTCCTTGCGGTACTCGGCGACTGACTCCTTGAAGCCCACACAAGCCGGATTGTCGGCACAGAGGGCCATCATGTGGGCGGCCTTTGCCATCCGAGCCCGGCTCTCCTCGGCCTCGCCCGTCGCCATCATCCAGAGATCGCGCCGGAGCTCCTCGGGGAAGGTGCGCTTCGCAAGTCTCACGGTGAGGGCTCGGTTCTCGTCCTTCAAGGTCTTCACCAATCGGCCCAGCTCCTCAAGCCGCTCCTGTGCGCGGGCGGCGTCTGTCTTGACGGCGTTGTAGTCCCCGCCCAGCTCCCGGAGCTTCTCCTCGGCGGCCTCGTATCTGGCCTTCATACTGAAAGCGAAGTCGTTCTCAATGTTGTCCTCGGCATCCTGGAAGCATCCCTCGAACGCGGTCGCGAGGTAGGACTGCGGGCCCAGATCCTCGACGAGTTTCTTGATGGTCGCCAGGGCGTCCCGCTCCTGGTCTTTGGTGGCGGGGACGTTCTCGGCGACGAGCTCGACGTCCGTGATGGTGCTGCCCTTGACGCGGACCTTGAACTCCTTACGGGCTGCGGCCTCGCTGCGCTCGACGATCTGCGTCTGCAAGCTCTTGTCCTCGAGCTCGTAAGTGATGCGGTAGTTGTTCATGCTGCTGCTCCTTCCTGTTATGTGGGTTATTGTCCCAGTGCCGGAACCACCCGTATCCGGTCCGTGTGCTTGTGTAGGATGACCAGCCCCCCCGTCGGGGCCTCCCGTACCACCAGCCAGTTCTCCGGCGAAAGCCCTGCCTGCCCCAGCCGGATCTTCTGCTTCCGCGTCGGCTTCTTTCCGTGCCGCATAGTGTCCCTCCTTCTTTCATTTCCCTGTGAGGTGTGGTAGAGTAAAAGCGAGCGGCGAGGGCCGTGTACTATGAAAAATACGTTCTGCGTTTGGATGCCGAGGTTCGTGTTCTCCCAAAACAGTAACCTCTCGCTACTTATGAATGGAGGTCCACCATGACGAAGGAAGAAATTGCCCTGCAATTGACGCTCAAAGCCCTGGATTGCGGAATGATTCGGACCGGCAAATTTGCCGTGGCCTACGAGCCGAAAGAAAACGATCCGCTCAATACGGGAAACATGAAGACCATCTGTCAGGCTTACAAAACTGCCTTGGCCGCCCTCGAGTCAGAATAGCCGATCCAGCGTTTCGTACACCGACCGCAGCTCCTGGCTCACCGCGATTACAAGCTCCGGGTTCTCAGTGGTGTCGATAGCCTTCAATCGCTCGATCTGTTCCAGCAGGTCGTTGGTTCGCTGTAGGAGGTAGGCCTGCTGGGTCTCCGCTTTCCCCAACTGTTCATACCGTTCGATCTTCATTTTGATTGCTCCTTTAGGTAATGCGCCCTCGCCGCTCGCTTTTACTCTACCGCTGCCCCCTTTTTCTCTTGCTTTTTTCCTCACGTGTGATATGCTGT